ACGCGCAGCACGGCTATCGCCGCAGCGGTCGCCGAGCGAAGCCGATTGGCCGAACTGGAAAAGCAATACAAAGGGCTCGGCGGCACCATCGCGACCGCGACCGAGGCCAAGCGCCGGGCCGACGCTCAATTCGCCGTCAATATCGCGGAGCGCGCAATCGACCCGATTGCCCGCATCAACGCGCAATATGACGATCTGCGCAAGAAGCTGATCGAAACGTCGATTGCCTCGACCAACTATTCAGAGGTCACGCTCACCAAGGAAATCGTCGCGCTTGAGCAGCGGCGCAAGAAGGCCCTCGACGCCGCGCAGGCACAGGAACGGCTCAACAAGGGCGTCAGCGATGGCGTCTCCCTGTTCAAATCGCGCGAGCAGGCCATCGGGATCGCTGGCCGGGAATTCCAACGGGCGGGCTTCCGCGTCGGCGAGAATGAGCAATTCGGCGGCGTCCGGGGCAATCACCCCGGGATGGGCAACAAGTCCCATGGAAAATACGCCATCGACATCAACTCGGGCACCGGGGTGGTCGAAGCCAATGTGCCCGAACTCAAAGCCCAATTCGATTCAGCGGCCCGGCGCTATCAGTCGCGCGGCTATCGGGTGCTGTGGAACGGATGGGTCTATGAGGCGAACGGCGATGGGCCGACCCGGCGCATCCCCGCTGGCCAGAATCAGCACCGCGACCACATGCACCTTGAGGCCCCGGGCACCATCGTGGGCAGGGCGACGAACGCCAGCACTGAGTCGCAATTCCAGACCGAGGCCAATCAGGCGCAGCGGCTAGAAGAACGCGCCTCCGATTTCGTGGGGGCGGTCGTCGCCCGGGCGGCCTCGCGCGGCTTGCCGAACAATCGCCGCGATCAATTGCAGGCCGACATCGACGAATCCTTCGCCGATTTCGAACGCCGCTTCAATCGGGCGGCCACCGAGGCCGAGAAGCTGACGATCAAGACCGCCTTGACCGACGCCGACGCCCGGGAGACCGCCCGGGCTTTCGAGGACGCCTACGTGCGCCCGCTTGAGCGCCTGCAGGCCCTTCAGGGCAAGACCGGCATTGATCGGGACATCCTCAACGCGAAATTGCAGGAGTCGGCCATTCTGGGCCGCGATCTGACATCGGTCGAAGAAGCGATGATTGAAAACGGCATCAGGCAATCGGACGCCTTGGAACGCCAGCAGTCGATACTCGAGAGTATCGCCGGGCCGCTCGACGATTATCGCCAGACGATCGCGGCGCTCAATGCGCTGCTGGCCGAGGGCGCTATCAGCCAAGAGGCTTACAATGCCCGCATGGCCGAAATGGCGGCAAGCGCCGCTGGTGCGGTCGCTGGCCTGCCAGGCATCGACCCCGGCACTGGCGTCGCTTACGCCGACATCGGCGCGGTGGCCGACGAGAACGCCCGCTACGCGCAAGAGTTGGAGCAATACGCCAATTTCCGCGAGCAGCTTAACCAAATGGGCGTCGATTACGATGCGCTGCGCGAGGCCGCCTATCAGGAACACATGAACCGGCTGGCCCAGATCGATCAGGCCCGTCGCGAGGTCAGCTATAACGCTGTCTCCGAAATCGCCGCATCGACCACCGCGATCATGCGCGACGCCTTCGGCGAACAATCGCGCATCGCCCGGGCGGCGTTCGTGGCCGAAAAGGCCGTCGCAATCGCGCGTTCGATCGTCGCCATCCAGACCGGCATCGCGCAGGCCTCGTCGCTGCCCTTCCCGGCCAATCTGCCCGCCATCGCGTCGGTCGTCGCGGCCACCGCCTCCATCGTCTCGAATATCCGTTCGGTCACCGTCGGCTATAAACAGGGCGGCTATACCGGCGACGGGCCGGTCAACGCCGAGGCGGGCGTTGTCCATGGCAAGGAATTCGTCGTCAACGCCGATGCGACCGCGCGCAACCGGCCATTGCTTGAGGCCCTGAATGCGGGCCGCGATGTGCGCGCTGCCGCTGGCGTCAATAGGGCCGCCGCCGCTGGCGGCTATGGGGGCGAGCGGGTCATCGTCCAGCCAACCCCGGCGCCCGCCGTCAACATTCGCCAGATCAACGTGACGGACCCCCGCCAGATCGCCGAGTATTTCGCGACGCCCGAGGGTGAGCAGCTGTTCATCAACATGGCGACCGAGAACGCCGATACGATTGTGCGCGCGGCGAATAACTGATGGCTTTGATCAACCTCGGCGACCTCTGGCAATATCAAGCCCGAGCGAACACGGTCCCCGCCAACCCCGGCGCGGTCGCTGTGCCATCCAGCGGTTGGCTCGGGCCAGCCCCCGCGCCCTTCGGCACCATCGGGCCGTCATTTCAGACCGGGCTCAATCTGGGCACCCCATGGGCGGTCAATACCGGCCTGTGGGTCCGGCGCGGCATCGTCACGGATGGATCCGACGGGGTGCGATTGCGCGGCCAGATCGACAATGCCGCCTTCATCTACGTCGACGGGCAACTGGTGGGCCAGATCAATCCCGGCAACGACGCGGCGCCCCCACCCTCGGCTCGCAACAATCTTGATCTGATCATCCCGAAATCGCGGCTGGCGGCTGGCACGCATCAACTGGCGATCTTGCTGCTCTCCGATGGCTCGGGCGCCGATACGACGTTCTTCTGGCTTGAGGCCGATTATTCGCCGCCTGTCATGTCGCTCTGGCCGCGCACGCCCATGCAGGAGGCCATCGCCTGGCTGACCGATCTGTCGATCAGCGAGAACGGCACGGAGGAACGCGAGCAAGTCAGGGATGTGCCGCGCCATAGCTATCGAATGAGCGCGTTCGTGCCCATCGCCGAACAGCGGCGCGTCGCCAATATGCTCTACGGCCAGCGCGGCAAGCAATGGCTGGTGCCGATCTGGTCGCAAGTCCGGCACCTCGGCCAGATCGTCGCGGGCGAGACATCGCTCGCCTTCGATACCCGCTTTGCCGAGTATCGTGCCGGCTCCCCTCTTTTGCTCTGGCAATCGCCGCAGCAATATCAGGTCTGTGGCGTCGATGATGTCACCAGCGACGAGGCGATCAGCCTAAGCACGCCGACCGAGGCATTCACTGACGCCTATGTGATGCCGGTGCGCGCGGGCTATCTCGAAAGCGATCCACAGCGCGCTTTCAATGGCCGACAGGGCTCCGTCGATCTGGCGTTCGCCATTGAGGACAATGCCGCGCTCGCGCCCGCCGCCCCGGCGCAATATCTGGGCGACGATTTCTACAGCGATGTCAGCCTGCTTGATGGTGGCTCGCTTACCGAAAGCATCGTCACGGCTTTCGATCTGATCGACGAGCAGCTTGGCCTCGTCAGCTATCGCACCCCATGGCGCTACAATCGGCCTTCTCGCGTGCATCGCATGATGGGCGATGGGATGGAGGAAGCGTGGGCGATCCGCCAATTCCTGCACCGCCGGGCTGGTCGCTACCGGCAATTCTGGCAACCGACCTTCGAGTCCGACCTCAAGCCGCTCAATACCGGCAATGTGACGACCAGCCTCACCGTCGCCGCCGATGGTTATCTGCGCTTCGCCGCGGATCGCAAGCATATCGCCATTGAGACGCCCGGCGGCTGGTTGCCCCGGCGGATCACAGCCACGCTTCAGACCGGCGCTAACCAAGTGCAACTGACGCTGGATTCAAGCATCGCGACCCCGGCGGCCCAGATCGGGCGCGTCTCCTTCCTCGGCTTGCGCCGCCTTGATACCGACCGGGCCGAGGTGCAATGGATTGGCGGCAGCGTTTGCGCCTGCGCTGTCAATACCGTGGAGATCCAGCCTTGAGAGTGGAACTATATCGCATCGCCATCGGCAGCACGGTCTATACGCTGACCAGCGCGAGCGAAGATCAGACGCACAATGGCGAGGTCTATGACGCGATCCCGATGGGGCGCGGCGGCACGCAACAGCGCGCCGATCTGACGAAGGCCAGCATGGACGTGAACATTCCGCTGGACCACCCGCTGGCAATCTTGCTGATGGGTTCGTGGCTTGAGCAGATCGCCACGTTGACGATCTTTCGCAAGAAGGCGTCTGGGACGACCGTCTTCTGGAAAGGGCGGCTTACCAGCACGATGCCGGGCGATGCCTCACTCAAAATGGCTTTTGAGTCGATATTCACGTCGATGCGCCGACCGGGTTGCCGGGGGCGCTATCAAAAGACTTGTCGCCACGCACTCTATGGCCGGGGTTGCTATGTCGATCCCGAGGAATTTTCTGTCGCGGGCACGCTGACCGCGATCAATGGCCGCGTGCTAACGGTCACCGAGGCGGGCTTGCAGGCCGACGGCTATTTTTCGGGCGGGATGATCAAGGCCCCGGATGGCTCGCTGACCTATATCGCCGAGCATGATGGCACGGCCTTGACGCTCAATCGCCTGTCGGCATCGCTGGCCAAGGCTTTCGCGGCGACCGGCAGCGCCACAGCCGTCGAGATTTACCCGGGCTGCAATCACTCGTATGCAGAATGCGATCTCAAGTTCGACAACGGCCTCAATTACGGCGGTTTCGATTTCATCCCGACGAAGAACCCGATGGGCGGCTCGTCGATAGTCTAAGCAAGGGGACGCTAATATGTGGTGGCTGATCGCGGTATTCGTGGCCACGCTCGTCCTCGCCTTTGCATTCATGCCCAAGGCGCAGACAGCGCCCCCGCCGGGTATCAATGAGGTCCAGGCGCCGACGGCCGAAATTGGCCGCGAGTTCGGGGTGCTATTCGGCACCCGCGACATCGTGGGCCCCAATGTCGTCTGGTATGGCAACGTCCGGCTGGTGCCGATCAAGAAGAAGGGCGGCAAAAAGTGAGCGACCCCCTGATCATAACGATGCGCGATATTCGCGCCGCCAAGCAATGCAGCCGGGGCGCCCGAGCCTTCTTCGAACGCCACGGCCTCGACTGGCAGGATTTCCTCGAAAACGGCGTGCCCGCAGAGAAATTGCTGGCGACCGGCGACGCGATGGCCGAGCGCACCGTGGAGGTCGCTCGTGGGCGGTAAAAGCAAAGCGGTCACCGTCGGCTACAAGCATTATCTCGGGATGCACCTTATTGCTTGCCACGGCCCTATCGATTTCTTCTCCCGCATCAGATTCGACGAGCGGTCGGCGTGGGAGGGGGCCGCGAGCGGCGGCCAGATCGAAATGTCTGCAACCGAGTTGTTCGGCGGCGAGGAACGCGAGGGTGGCGTCAGCGGCACGGTCGATATTGAAATGGGTTACCCGGATCAGGGGCGGAACGATTATCTAGTCAGTCAGATTGGTCCCGACATCCCCGGCTATCGCGGTGTCGCCGGAATGGTCTTTCGCGACTGCTATCTGGGCAACAACCCATATATCAAGCCCGCGAGCCTGCGCGGCCAGCGCATCAATGTGCGTCAGGATGGCATACCGCAATGGTATCCCGAAAAGGCGGAAATAAGCCTCGATCCGCCCCCCGGCGTTGAGCCAACAGTTTACAGTATGAGCGAGGCCTTCCCCACGCTCAATCGTTTCGAAAGCCCTTCATTTCCCGGAAACAATACATTCTACCCCGGATCGTCGGTGACGATAGGCCCGTTCCCGTATCGGGCTCGCATCTGTGGCGGGGTTGGGAGCCCCGGGATTGGCATCTGCATCGCTGACGACAATTTTGTTATCGATGGAGCGATCTGGCCGGGAAACTCCAGTAGTATGTTCGGCTTCGAGACCACTTTTGCCGTCTTGGATCCCGGTGAAACCATGCTGGTGCGAGTATGGAATGTTGGCGGAAACCTGACGGGCGCTGGCGGCAATATGGCCGCAGTGCCGATTGGCACCCCGACCGGCGATATGAACCCGGCTCACATCATCAGGGAGTGCTTGACCGACCCCGATTGGGGGATGGGGTATCTCGACGAGGATATTGACGACGAGTCATTCATGGCCGCCGCCGATCAGCTGTTCGACGAAGGCATGGGCATTTCGCTGCTATGGGATCGGCAGGCCCAGATCGAAGATTTCGTGGCCGAGATTGTCCGGCACATAGACGCCGCGCTGTTCGTCTCGCGCACCACTGGAAAATTCATTCTTCGGCTGACGCGCCAAGGCCCGACGCCGACGCTTTTGCTCGACGAAAGCAATATCGACAAGATTGAGAGCCCGAACCGCGCGGCGTTCGGTGAGTTGATCAATTCCGTCACCATTCAATTCTGGAATGCCGAGACGGGCAAGGATGACTCGGTCACTTTGCAAGACCCGGCGGGCGTCCAGATGCAGGGCGCGGTCATCAATACCACCCTGCAATACCCGGGCTTTACCAACCTCAAGATTGCCAGCATCGTCGGCGCTCGCGATCTACGCGCGCTTTCGAACCCCTATCTGACTTGCACGATCTATTGCGGCGAGGATGGCGCTGATCTTGAGATAGGCGACACCTTCCTGCTGACTTGGGCCAAGTGGCGATTGTTCAATGTGCCGATGCGCGTCACCTCGTTCGCGCTCGGCGATGGCAAGCGCAATCAGGTCCGCATCACTTGCGTCGAGGATGTTTTTTCTACCCCGCTTAACGCCATCATCGCCCCGCCCTCCGCTGGTTGGGTAGATCCTTCGCGCCCACCAGACCCGGCGTCCTATCAAGCCGCATTCGAGGTGCCTTATTTCGAATTAGTCCAGGCGCAGGGTCAGGCGACGACCGACAGCGAATTGGCGGCCAGCCCGGAAATCGGGTATGTGGCCGCCGCCGCTGTTCGCGGGAATGCTAGTGCGATTGCCGCCCGCCTTTGGACGGATGATGGCGCGGGCTACGAGGAAGCGGGCGCGATGGACCTGTGCCCCGGCGGGGCGCTTTCGGCCAATATCAGCCCGCTATCGACCACGATCAGCCTGACGGGCGTCGCTGACCTTGATCTGGTCGAGACCGGCACGCACGCCCAGATCGGCGACGAATTGGTCCGGATCGACGCCATCGACGCGGGAGCCGGCACCGCAACGATCGGGCGTGGCGTGCTTGATACCGTGCCTGTTCCCCACTTGGCCGGGACGCCCGTCCTATTCTGGGACGCCTATAATGGCGTCGATCTGACCGAATATGCCAGCGGCGAGGAAATCGACGTAAAGGTGACGCCTACCAGCGGCTCGGGGAAGGTCGCGCTTTCCGAAGCAACGGAAATGACCGTCGCCCTCAATCAGCGCGCTTTCAGGCCCTACGCGCCCGGCAATCTGACGATCAACGGCGAAAGCTACGCGCCGGGCGCGGCCTATGATAGCAACGAACTCGCGATTGCTTGGGCGCATCGGGACCGGACGCAACAGACCAGCGGCGAGTTGGCCGATCATTTCGACGGCGATATTGGGCCCGAGGCGGGCACCACCTATCGCGTCCGGGTCTATCAGGGCGGGGCGCTCGACCCCTCGCTTGAGCAAGACGAAATCGATGGCACCAGCGCGAGCGTCACCCCCACGATCAGTGGGCCGGTGACGATTGAGGTTCATTCGAAGCGCGATGGGGTCTATTCTTGGCAGGGCGCCCGGCACAGCTTCGTTTATATCGCGGCTGGCGCGGCTCGATTGACCGAAGAAGGCGATTTCATGCAAACGGAAGACGGCGATACGCGCGTCACGGAGGACTAGGCGATGGCCACCAAAACAATAACCGGACTCAATGATGCCGAAGATCTGGGCGGCTACGAAATGGTCGAGGTCGCGCAGCTATCGGCGAGCGTGACGATAACCGCCGCGACGATCAGCGCGAGCGCCAGCGATAACAGCTTAAATGATAGCGGCGAGGGCTTTGGCGATTTCAGCGAGGGCGACCGGGTAAATGTCACCGG